ACTTCTACTCTAACCATTGGAAATCGGTATGTAACGATTCCAAGCAACTTAAGAATTATTCGTTATGTTCAACTTGCTAATACTAATGTAAGTCCTACGGTTAATGTTTTTTTGGAGAAAAAAGATACATCTTATATGACCGAATACTACAATACGCCTTCAACAGCCTCAGGATTACCTAAATATTATGGGAACTGGGATGCTTCTTATTGGGTTGTATCTCCTACCCCTGATGCAGCTTATGAGATTACAATGGCTTATATAAAACAGCCCGATAGTATTACGACTTCAGATTCCACTACAACCTATTTAAGTAATAAATATCAGGATTTACTTTTGTACGCGGTTCTGTTAGAAGCATATGGATACTTGAAAGGTCCACAGAATCTGATACAGTACTATCAGCAGTCGTACCAACAAGCTTTACAATCGTACGCGATCGAACAACAAGGTCGTAGACGCAGGGACGAATATATGGATGGAGTTATTCGAACACCTCTTAAATCACCACCACCAACACAAGATTAGGAATAAAATATGGCAAATATTATACCAGACTCGTTTAAATCAGAATTGTTATCAGGCACGCATAACTTTGCAACTGGAGGAGACCAGTTTAAAATTGCTTTGTATGTATCTACTTTAGGTCCTCCTTATACAACTTCTTCAACTGCTTATAGTGCGACCAATGAAGTAAGTTCTTCGGGGACGAATTATGCGACAGGAGGAAATGTATTAGATTCTCAAGCCGTTAGTATTCCAGGAAGTAATACCGCTGTTGTAGATTTTGCAAATGAAGTTTTTTCTAATGTCACTTTAGATTCATTAGGTGCGGCTATTTATAATGATACAAACGGCGACAAACTTTGTTTAGTTATAGATTTTGGCGGCACAAAGACAGCAACCTCAGGAGATTTTACAATTCAGTTTCCAGCAGCTACTGCTGGCGCTGCAATCATAAGGGTAGCATAGTATGGCATTAGTAATAAATAATAGAGTAAGAGAAACAACTTCAACAACAGGCACGGGAGCCGTGACTCTCGCAGGAGCAGTCGATGGTTTTCAAACCTTCGCTGCTGGAATTGGAAATAGTAATACGACTTATTATGCCATTTCAATAAATACTGAGAATGAATGGGAAGTAGGATTAGGAACTTTAAATGGTGATAGTTCAACATTAACTCGAACTACTCCTTTGGAAAGCTCCAATGGCGATGCAGCGGTAGATTTTTCAGCAGGGACAAAAGAAATTTTTTGTACATTACCTTCAGAAAAAGCAGTTTATTTAGACGGAAGTGGGGATCAGGTAGGAGGCTTTAGTAGTCTTGCTGCGGACTCTTCACCACAATTAGGTGGAGATTTAGATTTGGTAACTTACGATATAGTTACAACTGCAAACAGAGATATTGATATAATTCCAAATGGAACAGGTGATGTTAATCTTGGAGCCGATACAGTTCAGGTTGGTGATAATGATGCAGATGCAACAATCACGACACAAGGTACGGGAGATTTAATTTTAAATACAAATAATGGAACAAATTCTGGAAATATTACCATTGCTGATGGTGCGGCGGGTACGATTAGTTTAACACCATCTACAACAGGGATTGTGGATGTTGCGGGTTCTATGAACCCCTCTGTGTCTTCAACAGGTAAAACATTGGTAATGGGATTTTAATTAGGAGAAAAATATGGCAAGTGAAGTATTAAGCGTAGCACTCAAAGCGGGTTTAACAAACTCTGAAGCTGTTTTGATTAATGGTGTAAATGGACATACTTATACTATTTTAAGTTTTACTGTTTGCGAGACAGCCGGGGCCGACGAAACTTTTGATTGCTACATCGATGATGGCGGGGGCGGAACGGATTATGAAATCTATTCTGATCAAGCTGTCGGTGCAAATCAAACATTTGAGCATACAGGTCGGATAGTTATAACTGATGAAGATCATTTATGTTTTGCAGCATCCGCTGGAAATATGGATGTAGTTGTAAGCTATCTCGATCAAACCAGATAATAAAATTTTATGAGCGGAATCGTAGGAAGCAAACTTAATATTAGAGGTTCCGGTGTCGTAGCCAAATTGGGTACGGACGGACAGATGTTAGAATCAGCCGGTGCGGGTAAACAAGCCGACTGGGCGGATTCAGCAGCATATGACGATGATGCAGTTCAATCAAATATTGCTGTATTAGGATTTAAAGTAGCTACAAATGGTTCTTTAGCTAAATACAATTTGGTCGATCAGACCATTGACGATTACAATGACACGAGCGGAGTGGATGCTGGAGCTTCAACAAATGAGGTTAGAACTGGATCTGGAGCAAATGACGGAGCTCCTTTTTATTATTATGGTGCCACAGGTGCAAATCCAACAGGTGGAAATGCTATTGATACCAGTGTATCGGGTTATCGAATTCATGTTTTTACTTCGGATGGTTCTTTAGTTGTTACAGATTCGGGCGATGTAGGTGCTTTAGTAATTGCTGGAGGTGGAGGCACTGGAAAACCTAATTCTGGCGGCGGAGGAGCCGGTGGACTTATTTATAAAGCTACTCACGGACTAACTGCAAATACTTATGATATGGTTATTGGTGGTGGAGGAGTTGGTTGTGCTACAAATTCATGCAAAGGAACTGTGGGGGGAGATAGCACCTGGACCATCAATGGTGGTGCAACTGAATTTACCGCTAAAGGCGGAGGCGGATCGGGATATGAAGGCCAAGCAGGTCTTGATGGAGGCTCAGGAGGAGCCGACGGTTATTATCCACCTGCTAACAATTATGGAAACGCAACTCAACCTTCTCAACCTGGTGATAGCGGAACATACGGATTTGGATTTAGAGGTGGATCAGGACCAGCGTCTCCACCATTATATAGATCTGGAGGTGGCGGAGGTGCTGGAAGTGTAGGTAGCTCCCCTAATGGTGGATCAGGAAAAGATATGTCTACTGAATATGGAACAAATTATGGAGAGGCTGGTTTTTTTGCTTCTGGAGGATCCGCAAGTGGAGGAACTTCTCCGGCGGGAGGAGGCGGCAATGCTTCAACTGATGGAGATGCTAATACAGGAGGAGGCGGAGGTACTGGTGATGTAGGAACAGGAACAACAGGATCTGGAGGCTCAGGTATTATTCTGGTTAGATATGCAGACGATGCATTTGGAGATAATGCTGATTTGACTTTACAATCTGTTGATGCAACAGCACTGACTGCACCTACTTACGGTGAATTAGTTTGTTTAATGGAAGATGGAGCTGGAACAGCTACCTTAAATACCGACATTAAGGGCTATGTAAGCCGAGATTCAGGGAGCACATTCACTCAAGGAACTTTTGCCAATGAAGGGTCATGGGGAACAAGCCGAAAGATTATAGCTTTTCATGACTTGGATATTTCAGGCCAACCCAGCGGTACTTCGATGTGCTACAAAATTACAACTCACAATCAAGGTGGTTCGAAGCAAACAAGAGTTTATGCAACTAGCATAGGTTGGAAGTAATTATTTCAGTTATTTAACAAAGAAAGACCTGGTTGATTCTCCCATTTATCTAGTATAATTTAAAATCAGGATTTTTATATGTTAGGTTTATCAGCATTCGCAGAACAAGCTTTTGGAGCTACAGTAGCTCACGGAGGTGTTGTAGTTATCGTTAGTGGTAGTGGAGTTGCCGTTTCTCAAGGAACGCCTACCTATAAAAATTCTGTACTGATGGCAGTGACAGGTAGTTTATGTGGTACGGTTAGCAGTGGAACTCCTACTTATACCATAAGTGGAAGTGTATCACCGACAGGCAGTGCCGTAACAATTTCTACTGGCGCATCTGATGTGAATGTGATAACGTGGAATGTGATTGATCCAGATGCAAGTCAAACCTGGACTAATATAGATCCTTTATAGGAGAATTATGGCATCAACATATACGACAAATTTAAAATTAGAAAAAGTAGCTACAGGGGAGAAAGCTGGGCTATGGGGAACCGTTACCAATACTAATCTAGAAATCTTAGAACAAGCTTCAAGTGGATATCTATCCGTCGATGTAGCTTCAGCCGATGTTACATTGGCATTGAACGATGGCTCTACTTCTAATGGTAAAAATCTATTCTTTGTTTTAACAGGAACACTGGCTGCCAATCGTAATTTTATTATGCCTGCGTCAGCAGAAAGAATTTTTATTGTTAAAGACTCAACCACACGTTCTTCAAGTAATTATACTCTAACCGTCAAGACGGCTTCAGGTACAGGTTATGTTATGCCTGTAGGTGCAACTGCCTTGGTTTATTCTGATGCAACGAATACTGCTTTAGGCATGCTTCAAAAAGGATATACCACTCATACCGCGGCTTATACCGCTGTGGCTGGTGATCAGGTTTTGTGTGATACTAAGACAACCAATGCATTTACTGTTAGTCTTCCTGCGGGAGCGGTGGGATCCGAAGTAACGTTGATTGACAGTCAGAATTATTTTGGTTCAAATAATCTAACCATTGATTCTAATGGGTCAGAAAAGATTAATAGCTTAACAGACAATCTGGTATTAAGCACTAATGGACAAGCTATTACGTTAGTATATGCCAATTCGACTGTAGGTTGGATATATAAAACGAATAGTGCTTCGTAGGGGCTAACTGAATGCCGCTCGTAGATTTCAAACTACTTCCTGGAATAGATAAACAACAAACTCAAGTTGGTGCAGAAAGACGCTGGGTGAGTTGTGATAATGTTAGATTTAGATATGGCTTACCTGAAAAGGTAGGAGGCTGGTCTTCGTTAATAACGGATACTATTGTAGGTGTAGCTAGGTCTCAATTTCCTTTTGTTGATCTTGATGGAAACCGATACGTGGCTATCGGCACCGATAAATTTTTACTTATTTATTTTGAAGGTCAGCTCTATGACATTACTCCCTTAGCCACAACTATTTCTAGTGCTACATTCACTTTCAATGGCACCACTACCATTACTATTACCACAAGTGCTGCTCATGGCCTTCTTGCAGGTGATATTCTTTTATTCGACTCCGTAACTTTACCGGGTGGTACAGGTCTCGCTAATTCTGATTTTGAAGATAAATTATTTCAAGTGATTACTGTTCCAACTGCTGTCACCTTTACTATTACTTTTACCAGCACAGGATCTTCAGCAACAGGAGGAAGTGTAGATTTAAAACCTTACGCATCCGTGGGCCCTGCCGCACAAACCTATGGTTATGGCTTTGGGGTAGGAAATTTTGGTGGAACGGTTTCAGGCGTAGCTACTACTGATTTAGATGGAAGTTTAGGTGATAATACTTCTGGAACAACCGGAACGACGATTGCTGTAACTTCTGCTACTGGCTTTCCAGCAGGAGGAGGAACGATTATTGTTAGTGATACTCCAGCAGTTGATGGAGAACTCATTGATTATACTGCTGTTTCTACAAATAATTTAACAGTCATTACCCGAGCCGTTGACGGTTCTGATCGTTCAGCCCATTCGGATGAAACAGCTGTGGCTAATGCTACAAATTATGCAGGATGGGGAGCGGCCGTGGCAGCTTCAACGGTAAGTCTTGAACCAGGACTCTGGTCTCTTGATAATTATGGAGATGTTTTACTGGCAACAATTGCCAATGGAAAAACTTATACTTGGGATGCTAGTATTGCAGCACGGTTCACGACTCGTGCATCAACAAGCACAACAAGTTATGTAACTACTTCAGCTCCAACAGCGTCTCGAGTCATGATGATGTCTCCGGTAACCCGACACTTAGTTTTATTTGGAACCGAAACCACGATTGCAGATACCACTACTCAAGATGATATGTTTGTACGGTTCTCGGACCAAGAAACCATTAATACATTTGCACCAACCGCTACTAACAGTGCGGGAAGTCAAAGACTTCAAGATGGCACAAAAATTATGGGAGCCATTAAAGCTAAAGATAATATTTTAATATGGACGGATACTTCACTCTATACTATGAAACATGTCGGAGCTCCTTTCACTTTTGGATTTGAACAGGTTGGGACCAATTGCGGATTAATTGGACGGAATGCTGTCATTGAAATTGATGGGATAGCTTACTGGATGAGTTCTAAAGGATTCTTTCTCTTCGACGGAACGGTTAAATCCCTAACCTGCTCGATTGAAGATTATGTTTATGATGATTGTGACACAACAAAAGGTCAACAGATCTGTGCAGCAATTAATAATCTATTTACCGAAGTGGTGTGGTATTATCCAACTGAAGGTGCAAGCTACAATGATCGTTATGCCGTTTATAATTATGGAGAATCCGCAGGAGGTAAAATTCCCGGAGGAGTCTGGTACCCAGGAACGGAGGCAAGAACTTCATGGATGCCTGCTAAAATTTATCCTAATCCTCATTCAACTAAATTTGATTCTACAGCAACAGGAACATTTCCTAGTATCATAGGTGAAACAGGTTTAGGTCAATCGATTTATTTTGAACAAGAAGTAGGAACGAATCAAATTAATCCTAATGGATCCTCAACGGCTATTGCCGGGAGCTTGGAATCCTATGACTTTGATCTAGAAGTTGGAGGCGCAGGCCAGCATTATTTATCCATTAGTCGATTCTTACCTGACTTTAAAACTTTAACTGGAAGTGCAACGGTGACTTTAAATCTTAAACGTTTCCCCTCAAGTACCGCAACCACAAGTGTCTATAGTCCTTTTACCGTGACCTCTTCTTCCACGCAGTTTAATACTAGAGCACGCGGAAGATTTGCAAGTGTCAAGATTGATAACACCGGGGTCGATGACAATTGGAGATTTGGAACGATGAGGCTGGATGTTAAACCAGACGGGATGAGATAATGGTAAAAATACTCGTTAAAATTCCTGAACCCAAAGAAGAATATGATTTCTCTAATCAAAAACAAATTTCAAGAGCACTCAGTGCTATTGTAGAACAATTAAACTCAACCTTTTTACAACAACAGAAAGAGGACCAAGAACGATTCACTTGGTATATGTCTTAATGGCTAATGTTTATAGAATAATTCCTAAATTGGTTAGTGTAACGACGAATGATGTGGATGTTTATGAAGTACCGGCAGCGACGACTTCTATTATCCGTTCTATTTCGGTTTATAATACCAACGCCTCCACCCCCATGGATGTAACGCTTTCGGTGTATGATACTAGCGCGACAACTAGGTTTGATTATGCTTTTAGAGAAGCTCTTGGAGCTACTACTAAATTTGAATTTTTAACTGGAACTTCCGGAGATTTGAGTAATTCATCTCTTTTAGTTTTAGAAGCCACGGATAAACTTCAAGTTACCTGTAGCACAACGGGAGGCTTAAATTTAATCGTGTCTGTTCTAGAGATGAGTAGATCATAATGTCATTTAAAGAAAAAGGATTGGTAACATTTAAGACAGTTGATGGTAAACTTAAAGAAGAAGTGGAAAGTGAAACTATCATCACGGTTACCAACAAGGTAACAGGGAAAGAATATGGATCGGACGCAGAAGCTGCGGCTGATGTAAAAGACCCTGCTACTGCAACCAAAAAGGAGGATATAAGAAGGGACGTCTTGATAGATATTAAAAAAATGCCGAGTCTATTTTCAAAGTCTGACCTTGTAAAAGCTTAGGTTTTTGTGTAAAGATATATATTCAGGTGAAATCCCTGCCTTTAAGCAACAATCAAATAAGATAGTTTAAATTATGCCATTCAAATCAGAAGCACAACGTAGATACTTATGGGCCAACGAGCCAGAGATTGCTCGTGACTGGACCGATACTTATGGTAGTAAAATTCATAAAGCAAATGGTGGAATATCGCAGCTAGTTCAACCTGGAATTGGAAGACCTGGTTATGGTGGACCTCATGAAACAGAAGCAGCTGGTAGATCGTATAGAGAAGCTGTCAGTAGACCCGGAGGCGGAGATGCTTGGCGAAGACAAGCTTTACAAGATTTCTCACAACTTCCAACAACAACCATATCTTCACCAACACCACCAACATCTAGACCCGATAAAGGTTTTTATGATTATGGAAAGAGACAAATTAAAAAAGCTCCCAGCTATTTGGCAAATGTAGGAGTAGCAAGGAAACTTAATATTCCTTATTTGTTAGCAGCTTATGGTATGGATTATATAAAAGATAAATTTAAAAACAGAAACACTGGGGATGATCAAGCAAGTTACGATTTCAGCGGCATTGAAGGAGACGTAGCAGGTAATTATTCTCAAAATGCTGTAGCTAATCAAATGTTAGGTATGGATTTTGATAGTCTTAATTCTTTTCAACAAGGACAAATTAATGATGCCATTAATACATATGGAACAACTTCACAAGGATTCATAAAATCTGCTGAAGGTGGAAGAATTGGATATCAAATGGGAAACATGGTTGAAGGAGAGATGGAAGGTGCAATGATGCAATCCCAAGAAGTAATTAAAGAATTATACGACGCGCTTATAGCTGAAGGATTATCTCCTCAAGAAGCTATGACAAAAATAAGAGAAATAATAGCGAGCGCTCAGGCTGAAGAACCTGAATCACCGATGATGGGAGAAGAGTTTCCTGGTCAAGAGTTTGGTAGAGCACCCGCAGCGTTCGGGGGTATCATGGATACTTACACGGGAAGAAGAAAATATGGTTTAGGAAGCTTTGTAAAGAAAGCTTTAAAAAAAGTTAAGAAACTTGCTGGAAGTAAGCTAGGAAAATTAGCTTTGATGTACGCCGCAGGAACTTACCTGGGTGGTATGGAAGCTTTTGGTGGAACAGGATACTCAGGTGGTGCTCCTTGGACAAAATTTGGCAAACAATTATTAAACCCTCTGGGTGAATCAGGAATTGCAAATTTAGCTAAACCTGGAGGATGGAGCATGTTTCAAAAAACTGCACCCAATGTAATAGCAGGAGGAACAAGTGGGGATATTCCTGGTATACCTGGAGTAGGTAAAGCCATGAGAGATAAAGTTTTAACAGCAGGAAAAGTACCATGGTACAAAAACCCATGGGTCACGATCCCCGCAGCATCAGCCGCAACAGGATTGTACACGGCTGCACTACCCGAAGAAGATTTAGATGATGTGAGCGGAAAATGGGATGAAGATAAAGAATGGTGGGATAATTACCTAGCAAGTCTAAACACTGGAGATAGTTATAGAGTCCCTGAAAATCTTCGTCTAGCCCAAGGCGGAAGGATTGGACGTCAAGAAGGAGGTCTTATGGACCTGGGTGGCATGGAAAAAGATTATAGAAACGATGGAGGCTTTGTGCCTCTAGGTGGAGAAGAAAAGGCAGATGATGTACCCGCAAGATTAAGCAGAAATGAGTTTGTTTTTACCGCAGATGCTGTTAGAAATGCAGGTGGTGGAGATATTGACCGAGGAGCAGAAGTCATGGAAAATGTAATGAAGAATTTAGAAGGCGGAGGAAA